GGAAACAGTCAGCAGTACGGCAACAGTAAGCAGAGCGGAAACAGTCAGCAGTACGACAACAGTCAGCAGTACGACAACAGTCAGCAGTACGACAACAGTCAGCAGTACGACAACAGTCAGCAGTACGGCGACAGTAGGCAGTTCGGCAATAGTTGGCAGTACGGCGACAGTAGGCAGTTTTGCAATAGTAAGCAGTTTGGCGAAAGTCGGCAGTACGACAACAGTAGGCAGTTCGGCGATAGTTGGCAGTACGGCAACAGTCGGCAGTTCGGAAATAGTAGGCAGTTCGGCGATAGTCAGCAGTTCGGCGCCAGTAGGCAGTCCGGCAACAGTCAGCAGTTCGGCGACAGTCAGCAGTTTGGCAACAGTCAGCAGTTTGGCAACAGTAGGCAGAGCGGCGACAGTAGGCAGTTTTGCAATAGTAAGCAGTTTGGCGAAAGTCGGCAGTACGACAACAGTAGGCAGTTCGGCGATAGTCAGCAGTTCGGCGACAGTAGGCAGTCCGGCAACAGTAGGCAGAGCGGAAACAGTCAGCAGTACGACAACAGTAGGCAGTTCGGCGATAGTCATCAGTACGGCGACAGTCAGCAGTTTGGAAACAGTAAGCAAGGTGGAATGCTGTTAGATAATGCAATTGATGGTTGTGTTTACTTAACATCACCAACAAGCAGTAGAAGTATTTGTATCTCATTGTCAGATAGACAGATACATACAGGATGTTTTAGTGGAACAACTTTTTGGCTTATAAACAAAAAAAGAATAGAAGACATTCCGGAATGGGCGTACTGGCTCGCTCAAACATTGAACACATGTACAGACGATTATATTTTAAACAATTTAAAACAAGATTTTAACACAAAATTTAACACAAAATGAAAGTAGAAATTAAAAAATTCGGGGAATTACAAGACATAAAATTTGAAACCCCTATTAAAATTGAGGCAAAAAATAAAACAGGAAAGACAACAATTCTTAATGCGGTTGCGTGGTGTTTATTCGGAAAAGACATTGAGGGTAACGAAATGGGTGTACGGGTATATAAAAGTTCTGAGTCGGTTGAGGAACAATTTGCAGAAGTAAATATTTTCTTCGGTGGAACTCAATTCACACGGAAAGCCGCCCCGACCTTTACAAGAGGTGGCGAATTAAAGAGTAGGGTAAATACTGAATTATCAATTGATTTAAACAAAGTAAATCAAGCAGAGTGGGAAAAGTTTTTCAATTTTAAAACGTTCAAGGGAACAAAATTGATTAATATTGACTTACTCACTTGTAATCCATTATTGTTTTTGAAGTTGGACTATAAAGACAAAAAGGCGATTTTAAATGAAATTGCGGTTTCCGATAACGAAGAATTGCGTAATTTTGACTTAAAAACTATGCAAGATAGAAGAAAAACTTTGCAAAAACAATTAAATTCAAACTATTCAGAGCAAGAACTTATACAAAAAAAGACAAAAGATATTATTGATGTTGAAATTGAGGAGATATCGGCAGAGATTGTTGATGCAAGAGAACAATATTTAACGCTTTCTCAAAGTGATAATACAGAGTTGATTGCGAAAATAAACAATGAAAATGCGTTGAATTTAGCACAAAGACATTCACAAAAACGTGAATTATCGGGCAAAATTATCTCTATTGACAATAAAATTGCAGAATTGAATGGGGAAATTGACAGAGAAGAAAAAAGAGTTGTTGATGATATTTTGAAAAGCAAAAAGGAATTAAAAGATAGTGAAGAAGAGGAAAAATATCTTACAATGATTTTAGCAAACCTAAATAATGCTAAAAAATATACAGATGTAAAAACGTTCTATTCCGAACATAAAGAGTGGTTGGATGAAAAAGAATATATTAGAATGATATTAAATTCAATTTCAAAATTAAAGAAACTTGAATTTAATGGGGAAGAAGCAAATTGTCCGATTACGAATAATGCTTGTGATATAGCAAAAAATAATGCACGGGAAAGTTTTGAAATTGACAAGGCAAATAAAATTAAAAAAACAAAGGAAGATTTTTTATATTTTGTTGAAATTGAAATGAAATACTACAATAGAAAATATGATGATTTAGAATACGATTACAACAAACAAAAAGAAAAAGTTGATAAAATTCAAAAAGAAAATTATGCTATAATTGAAGATAATAAAAGGATTGAAAAAGACAATGCAGAAATTATTTTGAATTTTGAAAAAACAAAAGGCAAAAAGATTAAAGATTTACAAGAAGAAGTGGAAAAATTAAAATCAAAATTAGACGATTTAAGCAACGAACTCACAACGCTTGAACAAACTCCCGTAGAAATAAAAACTCTTCCGCAGACGAAAGAAATTTCAGCAGAAATAAGAGAATTGAATGCAGAATGGGAACGTTTGAATGAAAAATATATTGGAAATTCTGCAATTAATGGAAATAATGCGAAAATCAGAAAAGAATATGCCGATACTTTAAAAGAGTTGAAACAAAATTACATTAAACTCACTAAGGAATTTGAAAAAGTAAAAGCAGAAATTTTTGAGTATATTCAAAAAATATCTGACAAATTGAAAAATATTTTTGCAGGGAAGTATGAATTGACCTTTGAACTATTTTCAGAAACTCTTGACGGCGAAATTAATGATGATGTATGTAATATTTATGCGAACGGACAACTGTATCTAAATGAAGCAACAACTGTTAATGTTGGTATGCAGATTTTGGCAGGGTTGCAATATTTCTATAAAAAAGATTATACCGTATTATTGGATAGAGCCGAGAGTCTTAATGAAGTTGATACATACGGACTTGATATGATTTGCACGAAAGTAACGAATGATGATAAATTCAAATTTACACAAATTTAAAAATTAAAAAAATGGGAAAAAAGAAAAATGAAAATTCAACAAAACGTAAATTTACGTTAATTAAGCCACAAGAAAAAGGCGGACAATTAATTGCAAAAAAAATTCAAAGAAATGCCTACTGTTCTTGTGGAAGTGGCAAAAAAGCAAAGCATTGTTGCGGTTGTGAAACAAAATATTATGTAAAATAATTATTAAAAATAAAAAAATGGAAAAAGTAAAAACAACAAATTTAGAAAAAGCAAACGAGCAAATTGTTGCTTACAAAGACCTTAATGGGCGTGATGTATCTCTCACAGTTGAGGTTATTAAACGGATTTTACCGAAATTAAAAACCGCAAAAGATGATGAAATTATCAATTTTTGTATGCGATGTTCAACAATGAAATTAAATCCTTTGCTTGATGTTCACAACGTTACATTTGGCGATAATGAAGTTTTAGTGCCTATTGTAAAAAAGGACTATTATATGCAAAATGCGTATAAAAATCCAGATTACAAAGGATTTTCGGCAGGTATTATTGTAATGCAAGAGAATGGAGCTATTGTTGAAAGGCAGGGAACTGTTTTATCTTCAAGCGAAGAATTGTTGGGTGGTTGGGCAAAAATCCAAACGGAAAAACACGGAGAGTATTATGTGAGCGTTGGCGTTGAAGAATACCAAATGAAAAAAATGGATGGGAGTGTCAATGCAATGTGGCGAAATAAACCCGCAACAATGATAAGAAAAGTTGCACTTTCACAAGCATTAAGAGAGGCGTTTCCGGAATATTCAAACACTTATACAGAGGACGAAATACCCGAAAAAACGGAAAAAGAAACAATTGAAGAAACAAAGTATGAGGATGTTACGCATCAAAGAGTATTAGTATCGGCTATTGAAAATGCAACCCCAAGAGAAAAAAAGGAAACTCCTAAAAAGCCGACAGGGGAACTTACTGAAGAAGAATTGTTTGGCGAATAATAAAAACAAAATTAAAAACCTTAAAAATTTTAAAGAAATGAAAAGAGCAAAAATTTACGTAGTTGAAGCAAAAGTCCGTTTTACGAAAGAAAAAGGAAATTATAGAAGCAGTTGGATTGAATTGGAAAAGAAATTGGCAAAAAAAGTTTATGATAATTTCAAAGATTTGGGAAAAATAAACTTTATGAAAGATGAAGAAAAACCAGAAGTCCTTACTTTTTGGGCAAATGTTTGGGATAAAGATATTGATATTGAGTATGGAAAATATATCCTAAAAATGCAAGTTGCAGAGGGAAATGAAAAATATCCAGACCCCTCAATTTCAATTTTAGAGGCAACTTTAATTGGGAAGGATATGGCAGAAGTTGAAGTTTTGGAAGAAACGAATTTTTCTGATACTTCCGAAGATGAACTCCCGAAGATTGAAAAGCCTATTGCCGCCCCCGAAGTTGAAGAAATTCCAGAAGCAGAAGAAGATAATAATTTTCCTTATTAAACATTAAGTTATGACTGAAGAAACTTTACAAGAAACCACCATTATTGAAGAAAAAAAAGATACTCTTTGTATGATGTGTGAAAATAAGTCAAAATGCACAACTGCAATCTTTTTTGATTGGGAAAAAATGTATTGTGATGAATTTTCAAAAGACAAAAATATTAACTTTTAAAATTACTACAAATGTTTGATAAAGAATTATTTACAAAAAGACTTATTGCAATGAAAAAAGAAAAATCTTTTGGATTTGCTGCAAGGCACGTTAGAATGGCACTCGAAAAATCGGGTATTGAATTTGGTATTTATCCCCCCTCTGCATATATGTATGAGGGACTATTGGAGGATAATGGATTTATAAAAGTAAATGTAAAATTGTCAGCTTATACTCCTAAACTTGCAGACATTATTGTTTGGAATGTAAATCAATCAACAAGACACGGATATATTCAAGCATATACCGAAATTGGTTGGGTATCGGATTTTAAACAAGAAACTATTTACCCGAATGAAAAACAAAAAGAGTTCTGGTTAAGTGGTGGTTGTAGTATTTTTAGACACAAAAACTTATAATTATGGCAACAATAAACATAAAAACTTTTACAGAAACAGCTCGCAAAAGAGCAAAAGCACAAAGTATAGGTTATTGTGCAAGACATATCCGAATGGCACTTGAAGCCGCAGGCGGAGTGGTAAATCCCCGCCCCGTTTCCGCAAAAGATTATGGGCGTGTTATGACTGATAATGACTTTAATCTTGTTTGTGAGGTTATCAATGATGGATATAAAGCTAAAAATGGAGATGTTATTGTTTGGGGTGCAAATTCATCAACTATTCACGGACATATTCAAGTATATGTTCAAGGATTTGGTTGGGTAAGCGACTTTAAACAAGCTACAATTTTTCCGAATAGCAGGAAGCAAGAGTTATGGCTTAATGGAGGTTATACTATTTATAGATACAACGAATAATTTTGAAATTAGGTCTTTTTAGCATTGCACATAACGGCATCCGCTATGAGTGGTGGCGGATTAATAATTACTCACTTTTAATTTAGAAGAAATGATTAATAGAATTACAAAAATTGAAATACCGAACGTCACACAACATTGCTGCAATACAGTGTTAGGTGTATCGCCTTATTCGGAAGTTTACTTGATGGACTGTGTCGATGGGTTGCGGCATTATCCCGACAATTACTTTGATTTGGCAATAGTTGATCCGCCTTATGGGATTGGCGCAAGTAAACAAAGTGCTTCAAGTTCTAAAATGAAAGGAAGAAAAAATAGTGTTATAAAAAGAAGTACATTAAAATCAAAAAATTGGGATAATGAAACACCTACAAAAGAATATTTTAAGGAGTTATTTAGAGTGTCAAAGAATCAGATTATTTGGGGTGGTAATTATTTTAATTTACCATTAGTAAATTCGTGGTTAATTTGGAATAAATTACAACTTTTAGAAACACGAAGTGATGGGGAAATGGCTTGGACTTCATTCAAAAGACCTTTAAAAATAGTTCCTTTACTTCAAGATGGGTTTAAAAGAGGTCAAAATGTAGGATATAATCAACCTGTAATTTATAACAAACCATTTAGCGGAAAACAAACAATACACCCAACGCAAAAACCTATTGCCTTATATGAATGGATATTGCACAATTACGCAAATGAAGGCGATTTGATTTTAGACACTCATTTAGGAAGTGGAAGTAGTCGGATTGCAGCAGACAAGGCGGGGCTTAACTTTGTCGGATTTGAAATTGATGAGGAATATTTTAATGCCGCAAATAAGCGATTCGAGAACTTCAAATCGCAGATGAGGATGTTTTAGGTATTGCACCTAATACGGCATCCGCTATTAGTGGTGGTTATACAATTTATCGTTACGTTTAAAAATTAATACAATGAAAGAGTTTATTAAAAAAAGTTTACCAACTTTTCTTGCAGTCATTATTGCATTTTTTGTTTTATTTTTCATTTCACGTTGGTTGTTTCAAAAACAAGCAGAAATGATTGATGAAAATTTACCAAATGTTGAATTTTATCAACAACAAATTGAAGTTTACAAGGATAGCATTTTAAAATTACAAGCGGAACGTGAAAAAGATAGTATTCGGACAGTTGAAGTCATTAAGTATGTTAAAGTAAAAGAAAAAGATTTTAAGCAAAATGTTTCAAATTTGAACATAGAACAACCGAAAAAAGATACTTTAATACAGATTTTTGATGAAGTTACCGACACTTTGATTAATGTGATTGAATTTAAAGATAGTTTGCTTTATGAGCAAGAGCAAATATTGAAGAATTTACATATATTTTCAACAACAATGAGCGGACAAATTGAACGTGATGCAAAACAAATTGTAGATTTACAACAACAATTAGATAAAAGCAAGAAAAAAGCACGAACAAGAGGTTGGGTAATTGGCGGAATAACAATAGTCGGGGCTGCGGTAATAGTTACAGCAATTTTAGTGAAATGAAAAAAGAAAAATACAACAATTTATGAAAATAGCAAAAATGTTCAAAACCGCACTACAACATACATTAAGTATGTTTGTTTTTAGCAACCGTGTTTATTGGGTTTTCCGTAAATTCAAACGACTTGAAACAATGGACACTTCGCCCGAAACATGGTTAATTGATGTGGACTTTGCAATCCACTTTGTAGAACCTTTTAAAAGCAGAAAAGAAGCTCAAAAAGCAGTTGATTTTGCAAAAAAGTTACAACTTTGGCAGGAGTTTGTCATCTTACATGGTGGCTAACAATTTATATAGGTTGTGGCATAATTTTATTATCATATTAAAATAAAAAAATGGGAACAATAATAATAAAAAACAAAACAGTTGGCGGAGATTTATGTCATCAAATTTTTCAAATTCAAGAATATAAAGGTGAACAAATTTTGGTTATATGTAAAAAGGTTTTTACAAAAAACATTTACCTGTATGATTCTGATTTTGAGTGTTTAAAAGTAATAAACGGTTATAGATTATATATGAAAAATTTTTCAATAAGATTATCAACATTAGAACTTGTACTAAATAAATTAAAAAATGGAAATAATAAAATTTAGCCAGAATTGGAATTATAAGCTATTTGCGAAACATTTTACAACTGTAAGATTGTGGAGTAGAAAGTGGCAAGTAGGACAAATGTATGAATTAGAATTTAACGGGAAAAAGTCGGAAGTTGAGTGTGTTTCAATAACTCCTATTTATCTTAAAGATATACCCGAATATGTTTGGTTTTTAGACACAGGATATAATCGGGAAGAAAGTATTGAAATGGTAAGAAAAATGTATAAGGGAAAGAATGTTAATTTTGAAAAACATCCCTTTTGCATTGTTGTTTTTAGACAAAATATAAAATATTAACTATGAACGTATTATCGTTATTTGACGGAATGAGTACTTTGCAACTTGCATTAAAAAATCAAGGATTTAAGGTAGAAAATTATTACGCTTCAGAAATTAAGCCTTACGCTATTAAATTAACTAAATATCATTTTCCGAACACTATTCAATTAGGCGACATAACGAAATGGAAAGAATGGAATATTGATTGGAAAAGTATTGATTTTATTGGAAGTGGTAGTCCTTGTCAAGACTTATCTATTGCCGGGAAACGTGCAGGGATAAAAGGCGACCGCAGTAGTTTATTCTTTACTTTTGTAGAAATTCTTAATCATGTTAGACAATTCAATCAAAACGTTTTGTTTTTGCAAGAGAACGTTGGAAGCGCAAGCAAATTAGATATTGGAATTATGAGCAGAGCATTGGGAGTTTATCCTATACGTATTAATTCAAATTTATTAACAGCACAAAATAGAGACCGATACTATTGGACAAACATACGCACGAAACAAGACGGAATGTTTGGTGATATCGTTTCAGATATTCCACAACCGGAAGACAAAGGAATAATGCTAAAAGACATTATTGAAAGCGGTACAATTGATAAAGATAAATCAAATGCAATTTTACAACGTTATGGTTATTCTTTTGGATATAAAGACCAATTACAACCAAATGCACAAAAGTTTTTAAAAGAACGTACAAAATTAGGTATGTATACTTCAATACAAGAAAATGGATTTTTACGAAAACTTACTCAAACTGAATTAGAACGTTTACAAGGTTTTTCTGACGGCTATACTTCAATCTTGTCTTATAATCAAGCTGCTTCCGTTTTGGGTGATGGTTGGACACTTCCTGTTATTGAATATATTTTAACTTTTATTAATAAAAAAAATATAAAATATTAAGCAATGGAAGAAAAAATAGATAAACACGAAGAAATAATAATTTGTCCGAATTGTCAATATGAGCAAATTGCGGAAGTTTTACATACAAGACCATATTGGAGATATATTCACGTATGCGAATGTTGTGGATTGACTATTACTGAAAGTGAATGGGATAATATTGCTAAATTAAATTAATTTTTTTAACACAAAAAATGATTTTGTATTATTTTTTTTTATATATTTGCAATCTCCTGTGAATGTTTTCATAATAAATTGTGGATTGTTTAAGTTGTGGTAAGAGAGGACTTTTTTTAGTCCTCTTTTATTTTTTGTATTATTTTTTTTATTAGTTTTGTAGAAAAATTATAATAAAATGGCAAAAATAGATAGTATTGTTTTAGCACAAGAAGAAAGATTAAATTTCATTTCACGTTGTAGGCGTAGGGGTATGCGTGAAAAAGATATTATAAGGTCTGTCAAAATAGAATTGGGGTATGAGATTTATACCGAGAGAGATTTGAATGATGATTATGAATTATTGCTTGCTGATTGGCGAAAGCGAAAAGAGGAAAATGTGGACTTTATTCAAATGGATGCTTATATGAAACGCCAAGCATTGATTGATGAATGTTGGCAACAATGGGAAGTGTCAAAAGAAATTCAGAGGGAACGTGAGGTACAAAAATACACAAAATCCAGAAAAGGAAAAGGTGATGAAGATGAAATAGTTGAAGATGATTATGAGGTAAAAAAAGTAAAAGAAAAGCAGGGATTGGGCAATCCACAGTATCTCTATTTAATTGCACAACAATATGAAGCACAAGAAAAATTAATGGGAACTCAAAAATTGATTGAAACAAGTGCAACAACTGTTGATTTGGCGAGTGCAAAAGTCAATGAAGTAAGAAAAATAGTTGAGGGATTTAAGCCGAAAGCAATCGGGGTTAAGAGCGAAAAGTCGGAAACTGAAACTTATATAAAAGTTACCAACGAGCAACCAATTGAAGAAGAAAAAGAGGAATTAACATTAAGGGAATTGATGGAGAGTGAAGAAAATTTTGAAGAAAACGACTAAAAAATGGCAAAAAAAACATTAAAAGATAGAATTTTAGACAAAGATGTTGCATTAATTATGGCTGCAAAGTCAAATTTTTGGACTTTTTGTATGTGTATGAATGAGGAATTTTTTACAAAACGACCTTATTTGTATGCGATTGCAGAGGCGTTTCAAAATGTTTTTGATGATTATTGCAATCAAAAATCTTCCGTTGCTATGGCGAATATGCCACCTCGTGCCGGAAAGTCTTTTATTACAAGTCATTTTTGTACGTTTTGGTTAGGACACTTTAATGACAAACCTATAATGAGGAACACTTGTACAGCTGAATTGTGTAAAAAATTATCAAATTCCACCCAAGCATTAATGGATATTCCACAATATAAAGTAATTTTTGAGGGAGTTGAAGTTGATTACAAGAGTAGAAATTGGAAAAGTTGGAAAATAAAAGGCAGTCCGAGAGCAACAAGCTATTTTGGGGCAGGCGTTTCGGGGAATATTATTGGAGAAGGGGCGGCACTTGCGATAACCGATGACTTATATCCAAGTATGGATGTAGCATTATCTAATACGCAAAATGAATTTGTTTTGAATTGGTTGAATTTATCCCACCATTCAAGAAAAGAACCTTTTTGTGCTGAAATTCATATTGGGACGAGGTGGACTAAAAGGGATGCTTTGGGGGAAACTTTACGTTTTGGAGTTGATTATTTTGTGAAAATTGCTGCAATTATTAATGAAGGAACTGATTATGAAAGCAGTTTTTGTGAAGCTGCAATGCCGCTTGAACAATTACGAAAAGAGCGTGATAGATTGGGTGGAATTGATAGTATGGGGTGGAGAGCCGAATATATGCAAGAGCCGATTGAACGTTTTGGGTTATTATTACCGCTTGATGAATTGAGGTTTACTGATGTTATACCAAAGCACGTTTTTAGTTGCGTTATGATAGACCCTGCAAATAGAGGGGGCGATTTTTTTTGTGCAATTGAGGTTGTAGTCGGAATTGACCGACAATTTTATGTGAATAAAGTCCTATATAATAAGCGAGGAATTGAGGCAAATGCACTTGAATTGGCAAAGTGGTCAACTATGGGAAATATTGATATTTGCAGATGCGAGAGTAATGGAATTGGGATGGCGGCAGTTATGATTATCAAAAAATTATTGCCACCGAATATGAATTTTAGTGGATACAATAACAATATTACAAAGGAAATTCGTATTAATTTGGGATATGAATTTATAAAAAAGAACTTTATTTTTAAGAAAATTACAAGGGAAAAAGATGAGCAATACCGACTTTTCCTTACTGAAATTTCTTCATATAGTAATATTGATAAGGCGTTCAACCCACACGATGACGGGATTGATTGTTTAAGTAGCCAAGCAATGTTGTTCAAAATGTTATTACAAAGTAAGCGTATGCAGATAATTAACGAAAAAATTTCAACAATATCTTTAAATGAAAAAAATGAATAAAATATCCGAATTAACAATACTCAAAATTGTATCATTTTATTTCAAAATATACAAAAATTGGGTTTTCTTCAAATATAAAATGTCAATTTTATTTTTGAGAATTAAGTTATTTGTACTAAATAACATAATTTTGTTTAAAAAGTTATTAAGGAAAAAGTAATTTTGTGCAATTTTTTTATCTAACTTTGTGTTTTATATTATAAACAATAAAAAAAATAATATATGGCACTTGATAAAATCCAAATTGGCGATACAGGAACGGTTGCAAAAGCAAAAATTGATGCAGCTTTTGATTTTGTTGATACCCACGAAACAAAAATTGGTACTGCCGAAACCGATATAGACAATGTTGAAGATGATATTGTAGATATAAAAGCCGATATTGTTACAATTGAAGCAGAGCAAGGTGTTCAAGATGGAAAAATAACCGAATTGGAAAATGATATTGCAACTGCAAAAGCAGATATTGTTACATTGCAAGGGGCGGTTAGTGGTGTTGATGATGATATTACTGCATTACAAACAAATATTGCAAATATCCACGATTACACAGAATTAGATAACAAATTAAAAGTTACTATTGTAATTGAGCCGAATAAAAACAAACGTTTTCTTAAAAAAACTGCAACAGCACAAGAGATTACTATTGACACAACTACAAGTGGCGGTGGATATGCAAACGGAACAATCCAAATTTTTCTTTATGATGGCAGTTTAACTTTTGTAAATACAACTGCAATTGCTGTTGTTGGGGATTTGAGTTATAATAGCCCAGCAGTAATTGAAGTTAAATTAATGGAAAATTATTTGGTTGTTTTTGACGCAAGTGCAAGTAGTGGAATAGTTTTACCTCCAATGGATAGTAAAACTTATGCGATGAATAACCAAGAGTGGAAAGAAATTCACGAAAGCGAAGCGTATTATGAAATAGTTGATAATGTTTATGATGATATACCTGTTGCAACGACAGGGAGAATAGCTTATAATACAACGCCCGTTGATGCAATTACAGTTATGAGCGACCAAGCAGATATAAATAAAGTTGAATTTGCTATGGTTGGAGATGGAGATTATTTGTATGCTTTTGGAGGATATAGGACAGGGAGTTATCTTAATGAAATAAAACGAATTTATATACCCGATGGCTCTAAAACAACGGTTGGTGCAACGTTGGATGATGGAGTTAGAAAATTGGTTGGTATTCAAAATGGTACTGATATTTTGCTTTTTGGTGGGGAAACTGAAATAGGACATTATGATAGAGTTTTAAAATTTGATACATTAACGCAAACAATTACAGATTTAACTTCTGGAACGGCACAAGTTTTTTCAACCATTACAAAAGATGGAGATAATGTATATTTAATGGCAAATAATTTTTCTGGCGGAATTAGCAACTACTCTATTGCTGGAAATAATTTTTTATCGGCGATAAATTTTACTCCAATTATATCAATAAAGGATGCTTCAATTTGTGCTAAAAGTGGAAAAATTTATATGTTTGGCGGTAATATTCAAGAAGTCGGTAATACAGACAAAATTTGGGAGGTCGATGTTGTTTCTGGGAATACAACAGAACTTGATGTTAAATTACCGAATATGTCAATGAGTGTAAAATCCGTGTTGGTTGGAGATGATATTTATTTGGTTGGAAATTTGGGAGTTAATAGGGACGAAATTTATATTTTCAACACAATATCAAAGAGAGTTAGAACTATTATACCGAAAGTTTTTGAAAGTAGTTTAAGTTATTTCATAAATAGGGAAGTTGATACAAGTAAAATTTATTTTAGAAATAATGGATTAGATTTGCAAAACATTTATGAATTTGATACAAAATATCTTTATGAGGGAGTTTACGCAAAAAAAAGTTATGGTTGGGAATATGTAGGTTAAACAATAATATAAAAAAAAATAAAAAAAATGAGCAGAAGAATACCTTTTATTAATTTATATCGTAGGGGCGTAAGACTTTATGTACCCGAAAATAGTTATGCACACAAATTTTTCTATTCAAAAGGTTATAGACCTTATGATGAATTGCATCCGATTGATTTTGTTATTACTCCAACTGCAATGACACTTGATGTTGGCGGCGTTCCAACGGATGTTTTGAATATTGTGGATGACAAAATTGCTATTGTAAATAAATATGGCGATTTTACACTTACATTAAAAGCAACAATCCCCGCAGAAATTGAATGGGAAGTAATTACGTGGAAATTCCAAAAACAAATTGCGGGACAACTTATTGATTGTGATGATACTGATGTAACATTTGCAGTGAATCCAGCAGATGAAACAGAGGTTGTTTTTTCAATTACAACTGTTGATAGAGAGGCTTGTTCAATAATTGCAACCGCCGAAATTGAAGGCGATTTTGGTGTTATTGGAAATGGAATACCTATTGAAACTGAATTTTTTGATATTCCTATTGAATTTGCAGCAACTCCAACTGCTATGAATTTAGATGTTCAGGGTGTGCCAACTGATGTACTTAATTTTGCCAATGATGAAATTTCAATTATCAATCTCTTTGGAGATTTTGATTTGACAATGAAAGCTACAATTCCTATTACAACTCCTTACACAACAATTACATGGGGTTTTACAAAAGAGGTTGCAGGGCAGTTAGTAGATTGTGATGATACAGCGGTTACGTTCACGCCAAACCCGTTGGATGAAACTGAATGTACATTTGATATAGGCACAATTCAAGATGAAGCGTGTACTTTAAAAATTCAAGCAGTTATTGAAGATGCCTTAGGCGTTGTTGGAAGAAGTAAAATAGTTTCTGTAACATTTTCGGATGTTGCTAAAATTACTATTGCACCCGAAAGTTTAATGTTTGGTGGCGAAGATATTTTAGACTATAATGCAGAAACTCATACCGCTTCCGTTGTGGATAAATTAGGGGCGTTCACTTTAAATGCAGTTGCAACAATTTTGAATGGTGTTACTTATGATGCAATTACGTGGGCTTATTCAAAAGTAGTTGCAGGGGAATTGGTAAATTGTGATGACACAACAGTTGTTGTTACCCCCGATGGAGTTGATATTACAAAAGCTGCAATTTCAATTACAACTATTGCAAATACCGCTTGTTCAGTAGTTATTAATGCAACTTGTAGTAATACCGGTGTTGATATTGAAACGAGCCATAATATTACAGTAGAATTTTCAGAAACAGTAATTTAATTTTTAAAAGAATGAAAGAACAGAAAAAAATGGTTATATTGAAAAAAGGAAATGATATAAAAAAAGTTTCCGAAAAATCTTTTGCTTATTTTCACTTTTTAGGATTAGGATATTTGATTGAAAAATCAATCCCGAAAGAAATTAAAGAAAAAGTGGAAAAAGAGGCAAAAAATCTTCAAAAACAAGCTGAAAAAAAGAAAAAAGTTGAAGTAAAAATTGAAGAAAAAACAGAAAAAACAGAAGAATAATGCTATTAGTAGAAACTGATTTTGTTGGTAAATTTTCAATAGGTCAATATTCTCTTAATGAGGATTTGATAAAATGGTATATTGAGAATAATGAAAAAAATTTTTTTCTTGATTATTTCACTCCAGATACCTATTATGATGATTTATGCACAAGATTAGAAAGTTTAGATCCGATAGTAAAAGCAGCAGCAGAGGTTGAATTTGCAAGAATAAAAATGCCTCTTCTTGCTTATGTTTGGCTTCAATATACTTCAAACGAACAAGAAAAATTGACAGGTGCAGGGATTACAGTTGAAAAAGAAAATAATGCAAGTACTGTCAATATGGATATAAAGTGCATTAGGATTTGGAATGATATGATTAAGGTTTTAAAAATAAATCAAGATATTATTCCGAATATTATAAAAACAAAATTAAGGTATAGAAATTTGTTAGGGTTATGATAAAAATATACGATTGGTGGACTAATTTGGGCGTTGAATACAACAACCGCTACATTCAAAAGGCAAACTTTTACTATGATAATATAGTGAATGTTGGATTGTCTTTAAATGCGGCTGATAGAACGGCGACTACCCGAATAAATAAATACCCCGCAGTCATACTTTTATCTTCCGTTCGGGAAACACACAGAGTAGACGGTTCTGTTTTATTGAAACCTCAAATTTTGATTGTTAGTGATAGCAAAAGAGATTGGCTATTGACCGAAAGACAAATTAATGTTTACAAACCTATTTTATATCCGATTACTGAAAATTTACTCTCAATGCTTAATCGGTATAACTATAAGGAATTTGTGAAATACGATAGAGATAGAATTTCAGGTGCATTAAAAGAGGCAAGTACCGAAGCGGGTCTTACTTCTTTATTTAATGATAGTCTGGACGGAATTGAATTACGTGAGGGAACTTTAGTTATAAGAAAAACTTGTTAAATGATAAAACTATGATTGCGGAAATTGGTACAATTATTGGTATTTTGGGCGGATTTACTTTTATTCAATGGGTGTTTAATCGTAAATTTGAAAAAAGAAGTTTACAACTGATTAATCTCAAAATGGAAAATGAATTAAAAACTCAATCAACTTCAACAAATGCCTCTCAATTTGAACTCTTTGAGAAAATGAATGATTACCTGACAAAACAATTCGATAAATTTGCCAGCCAAGATGAAAAACATAAACTTGAACATAAAAATCTTAATAAAAGCATGACTGAAATTTCAGTAAATCAAAAGAAAATATATAAGGATTTAAAAAATATGCAACAAAGTCAATTAAGATTACAAATCATGCAACTTATTGACCATTCTCCGGAACTTTGTGCTGAAATTGATAAATTATACAAGGAATATAAAAAAAATGGCGGAAACTCTTATTTAGACGTTATATTTGCGAAATATAAAGAAACTCAACAAAAAGCGTAGAAAATGGCAAAAATTAGTATAAGAAACTTTTTTAATTGGCGTAGAACTAATCCTTATAAGGCGTTTCTTTTTCAAACAAGCGGCTTTGATAAGTGTGCAAAGTTTGATGAGAGATTTCCTATTTTATGGAGTAGAGCTTTTTATGAGATATTTAACCCTATTGATATTGTTTGTGATAGAGTATGTAATTTGCCTTTTAAAAAAGTTGATGATAGTGGTAAGACTATTGAATTTAATGCGTTTGAGAAAGAGTTTATGCGTAGGGTAAACCCGATTACAACTTTCACACAATTTATATACAACTATGCTTTTAATACAATGGCAAGTGGTAATGGATTTGTTCACTTTTTGCGGACAGGCGATTATATAAGCTATGCAAATGTATTAAATTCCGACCTTGTAATGCTGAATTATACCGGGTCAAACGGTGGGAAAATAATCTCAAAAGACAATAATGTTGAAAATTATCAATATTTGGACTACAATTATGCAAAAAAAGAGATTTTTTACTCTTGCTATTTGCCGCAAACATTTGACAATGAAGCAAAATTAGGGGAAACTCCTTTGAAAATTGTTGAAAGAAACATTAATTTGCTTTCTTCTGTGTATATGGCACGTTGGAATGTTTATAACAATAATGGTATGGCAGGTATCATTACCAAAAAAGCAAGTAATGAAAATGCTTTTGATATGGCACTTGACCCCGTTACCCAAAAAACTATTTCTGATGAATTGTTGGAGGAATACAATATAGCACGTTTGAATAACATTAAGGGGATTTCATCCGTTCCTCTTGAATTTATTAAAACATTGGCTACAATTAGTGAATTAGAGCCTTTTAGGGAAGTTACCGCAGATAGTATTGCTATTGCTGCAATTTTTGGCGTTAAAAAAGAATTATTGGGGCGTGAAACCGATACAACTTTCAATAATCAAAGAGATGCCGAAAGGTTCTTATGGCAAAATACAATAAAATCTGTTTCTTATGATGCTTCTGAAATGCTTGAAACTCTATTTAATTTACCAAGTGGGCAACATATTATCCCCGATTTTTCTCAAATAGAAGTATTACAAGATGATGAAGAAACAAGAATAAAAACATTAATAAGCAAAATTGATGCTTATGATAAAGTAAAACAATTAACGGGGATGGATTATTCTCCTGAAATTTTAGAAATTGCAAAAACTATATAAAAATGGAAAGATTAGAAACGTTTAATTTATTAAAAATTCGTGAAGCAAAAGTAAGCGAAAGTGATGATTTGTACACAATCGAGGGTTATGCTTCAACATGGGGAAATGAATATCCTGTATATGATTATCTTTCGGAAGTTGGTTTGGTTGAATTTTACGAAAGTTTTGAGCGTGGAGCATTTGAAAAATCAATAACTGCAAGAGGTGGCAAGGACAAAAAGAACTCAATAAAAATGCTATATCAACACGACAGACGGCAAGTTTTGGGAACTCCCATGCTTGAAGAAGATGAAGTCGGATTGAAGTTTACTTGTGAAATTCCAAAAAATGTAAGCTATTCAAAAGATGCTATTGAATTGATGAAAAATGGAGATTTAAGGCAACTTTCAATCGGTTTTAATGAAATTGCTTATACTCTTGATAAAAAAGAAGATGGAACAATCCACGTTAAACATACAGAGGTCTATTTGCACGAATTTTCTCTTGTAACGTGGAGTGCAAATGAAGAAGCTATAATTACTCAAAATAGAAGTAATACAAATGTATTGAATTTAATTAGAGAAATTGGTAAGGATAGGATTGTTGAAGTTTTGAACTCTATGACAAATAAGGAAGAAACTAAAACAAAAACGGAAGAAAAAAAACGTGAAGATGCGAAGACAATTCCAACTTTTGTTTTTGTGCCATTAAAACCAAAAGAAAATCTTAATTTATAAACACAAAAATTAAAAAAAAAATTAAAAAAAATGGGAAAAATTGCCGAAAAAATTAGAGAAAAGTACACGATTGATGCCAACCAAGAAGCATTAATTGATGCTATGGAAAGTGCAATAGAAAGTTCTGTTTCCGAACGAGCCGCCACTATTGAAGCCACTTTCAATGAGTTCAAGTCCAAAACAGCAGATGTAGAAACTATTAATGCTTTGCGTCAAGAAATTGAAAGTTTAAAGGATAACAAAACTCAAAAAGAAACCTCTTTGCGTGAAGCATTGAGAAAAGATTTTGATAAGGTGAAAAAAGCTATTAGCGAAAGACAACCTTTTGAAATTCAAGTGAAACATCACAGATTACCTGCATTGATGACTGTTGCAAACACAATGAGCCAATCTTTGCAAGATAGCTATGCAGTTGATATGGGTTGGGATGCTATTCGTTATCCAGAAAATTTTATTGTTGATGTTATCGGGGGAATTGAAGTTCAAAACGTTCCGACAAATATCAAAAAGAAATTGGAAAAAGCAGTTGAGGGAAATGCAACTTTGGTACAACCGAGCGGACTTAAACCTCTTATTTCAACCGATATGGATATTGCTTATTTTGAAAAAATAAAATTTGCAGCATTATTTGAATTGGAAGAAGAATTGAAGTCATATGAAGAAGTTTATGCAAAAGTTCTTGAACTTCTAAACTCACAAGTGATTAGAGATTATAAGACAGGCATTTTTACATGGCTTACAGGGATTGCCTCTCCTTACGTTTCTTCTGCACTTGATTTAACTATGGTTGCACCAACGTTGGGAGCCGCCGTTTCCGCAGTTGCTTTACAAATTGCTTCATTAGATTTTACTCCAACTGTTGCTTACATGAATATTGCTGATATTGAAGTTGCAAAATGGGAACAAGCACCAGACGGACATTTCTTAATGCCCCCTGTTGCAAATTTGGGAACTTCTTTGAGAGTTTATGCCGATAATTCAATTCCACAAGGGAACATCCTTGTTGGAGATGACAGTACAGTAGGGGAAATGCACTCTCCATTGACAGTACGTTTTGGCGGATATACATCAACTGCCAAATTTGAAAACAACCAAGAAGCAGGTGTAATTGAAATTTATTCACTTCCGTATTTGCTCACAAGAAATGCAGGAAGTTGGGTATATGATGATATTGCAACTATTCTTACAGCACTTGAAAAACCAATTGTTCCGTAACAATCGGTTTCCGAAATTAAATTAAATTAAAAACAATAAAAATTTTTAAAGCTATGATGCAAATAGAAGAAAAAAAAGAAAAAAAAGGAACGCCTATTTCATGGGATAAGGAAGAAGATTTTATGGTTGTGAAATTGAAAAGAGGCAACAAAACCGTGCTTGTTCACAAAACTTTGGGAGAAAAGTTTATCGAACAAAAGAAAGCGGTTGAAGTAAAAGGTGTTAAGATTGTTAAACCCAAATTAAATTTTAAATAAAAATGGAAAGATTTTGCAAAGATGATAATATATTTATCGGAACAAGAGGATGTGATTTAGTTGCACTTGACCCGGCAGCTATTATTTTCACTCCTAAAAGGCTGCCAAGTGCCTTTGCCTCAACGTATAATTCAGACCCCGTTGAAGCCATAAAAACGTTGATTTATGGAGATTTAGCAACTCAAACAAAGGGTTGTCCGATTATCTATGATGAAACATTAACTCCAACTGATAATTCAGAGGGAGCAGTAATTGGCTCTTATGGTGCAGGTTTCCAAACCTACATTAGAGGCGGTAATATGATTTACCAATTTGATTTACCGCAGAAATTCTGTAAATCAAAAAAAATGTTAAAATTGAATAATTGGGATGGTGGCGTTATTTTCCTCACAAAAGACAAAAGAGTTGTTTTTGGCGATTTTGTTGGAGGAGAGTATATTCCTTTCAACCTCGTTACCAATTACATTACACCAAAAATGTTTGACAATAAAGTTGACCCAACCTTAATGTCAATTTTTGTGAATTTGGGAGAATTGGATAATGTTTATCCGAAAACGTGGGTATCTGAAACTATTGAGGATTTGTTCACTCTTGATTTAGAGGGAGTTATTGAGGGAGCAATTATTTTCACAGTTCAAACCGCAGCAAGTATTTCTTTCTATGTAGAAGATGCTTGCACCGGATTAAATATTTCTGATGCTACTTACCAAACGAGTTCAACTCCAGGATTTACAATCCGAAAAACAGACTCTTTGGGAGTAGTTGATATGATTACGAATGCAACTATTTTAAACGGAATTATAACCGCAGTACCAACTTCTCCTGATGTTTTTGCAGATGGGGATATTATTGAAGTTTTGAATGGTGTAAAAAGTGGTGCAGACGCAGGTTACGACTATTGTATGTACTATGCAAAGAGTTCGGCTCTTGATGTAACTCCGTAATTTTGTTTTGTTTCTAAATTTAGGGGGATTGGGTTTATGCCCTCTCTCCCTATTTTTTTATAATTGTAATATGTCAGATTTAGGAAATGCTTTTAAACTATTGGGAGATGCTTTTGGAGAAGTAGGAAATGCTTTGGCTGAAACGTTAAATGGTATTTCTAAAAATATGAATTTAGAGGGGGATGTTGAAGTTGGGCAAGGAAAATATGGATTTTTTTTAGTCGAACAGGGAGATATTAAAAATAATATTACAAACGAAGCAATTTTAAACTTACTTCCAAACGCAGAAAAGATTATAGAAATATTGATAGAAAGGCAAAAAAGGGGGTATAATGTAAAAAATTCTCAAATAGGGAAATATAGCAAAAAAGGGAAAATATCAAAAGAAAAAGCAGAGGAAAAATTGGGTAAAAGTTTATCTCATATAAATTTTATAGGAGGCGGGGAACTACAATTTGTTTCTTATGAATGGTTGAAGTTTAATGAGGTTAGTTCAGTTGCAGGTTTTGGGAATGTGGATTTAAACTTTTCTGGTGGATTGGCGGAAAGTTACGATAAAATTTATATTGATGCAACAAATAAATTAGGGAGAGGAATTATTTATGTTGAGGGTAGTGCAGAATATTTTAAGGAATTAGAAAGAAAATACGGATATGAAGCATTTTCTTTAACATTGGAAGAGGTAAATATTGATGAAAAAATGATTGAAGTTGAAAACGAAAAAATAGTATTAAAACTTATATGGTAATGGAAAATGATTTTGAACTTTTAAAAACAACAACAATAAAAGATTTTCGCACAAAATTTTTCAAAGATTTTGAAACAAACGAAGAATTGGTGAAAGAATTTAGTAAATTTACAAATTCAAATAATTCTATGGTTTATTACAATGAATTTATGAAAAATATGACAAAAGTTTTACTACAAAAGATATACAATGAACAAAAAATTGGAAAAAATATCGGAAACTTGAACATTTTAAAAGTAAGATTGAAACAATCTGAAATAAATTTGAACAAATTTTTAGAAGAAACAAAGAAAAAACAGAAAAAGATAGAATTTACAGAGGCAGGTTTTGTGGAATGGGTGGCAGCAGTTGGAAAATATTATGGATTTGAAATTAAAAGCGAAACTTCAATATTTGATTTTCTTGTAATGAGTAAGAAAATGAATAAAGATATAGAGAAACAACAACAAGATTTGAATAAATTTAAAACAAGAAAAAATGGCGGAAGAAGTTAATATAGGCGGATTGGCTGCAAAAATACAGACAATTTTTGACGCTGCAAAAACAGGTATTGATAATTCGACAAAAAGCATTGATAGTCTTTACACTTCAATAGATAAACTTTCTAATATCAAATATGATGATTTGGATAAATTCGCCAATGGTTTGAAGCAAGTTATGGAATTTGAAAAGGAATATATTAAACTTGCTCAAATGAAAGCTGATGCCGAAAAAACTATGGCAGAAGCAACAAAAGTGCAATTAGAATTGGAGAAAAAACAACAAGAAGTTGGGAAAAGTAGAATTAAAACTGTTGAAGATATTGCAAAAGCGACTGAAAAAAATATAAAACAAAAGAAAGTTGAATATGAAGCATTAAAAAATTATGCAGTTGTTATTGATGGAGAAACAAAACAAACAAGAGCATTATTAGTCGAAAAAGAAAAATTAAGTGCCGCTACAAAAGAGCAAACGAATTTAATGAAAGCACAAGCGTCAGTAGAAAGAAACGAACAGATGACGCTTGAACAACTTGCTGCAAAATATCAAATTGTAGGAAATTCAATCAAAGAATTAGAGGCACAAAATAAAGCATTGAGGGATGTTTCAAAATCAAAAAATATTATTGAAAATGCTGATGAATTAGAGAAATATAATACAATAATTTCTGCCAATTCTTTTTTGATTAAGGCAAATTCTGATGCTTCCGTACAACAAGCGTTAAATATCGGGAATTATAAATCTGCATTGGAAAGTAGCACAGGGGAAGTCGTTACAAATGCACAAGCATTAGAGGAATTAAAGAAAAAATATTTTGCAATTCAAAATCAACTTTCGCAGGGTGGTGGATTAGACGCTTTACAAGGCGATATGGAAATGTCCGAAAAAGAATTTAAAGCACTTGAAAAGGAATTACAAGGAGTTGCAAAAGAGATTTTGAATATTGAAAAAGCGTCAAAGGGAATGAAAGGCGGTGGTGAAAATGCAGAAAGTTTTAGACAAAAAATACGTTTGCTACAAGATGAATTGGCGGCGTTGAGGTGGCAAGAGCAAAATGGAATTGAATTAACAGAAGAACAAAAACAAAAATATAATGAATTAGCAAAGGAATATGCAAAAATGAAAGATGTTCAAGGGGATGTTGTTGGTATTGGCAAAAAAATGTCCTCTGATACATTTGAACTTGATAGAGTTATTGATACTGTTAATTTGGCGGCAGGGGCAATGCAAGCGTATAAGGGTACTATTGAATTATTAGGTTTAAGTTCAGAGGGTTACGAAGAAGTAATGCGTAGATTTATTGCACTTCAATCAACTATAAATGGACTTTCGCAAATACAAAAAGCGTTGCAAGACGATTCAACTTTTTCTATTACGCTTAATACAATGGCTCAAAGTAAGAATAATGCGGTTAAATTAATAGGAATTGGAGTTCAAAAAACCTTAAATGCAGTTGTTAAAGCAAGTCCTTATATTGCAGTTGCCGCAGCATTGGGAGCTTTGATTTATAAAATTGGAGAATATATTTACAATGCAAATGATATGGGCAAAATCTCAAAAGATTTGGAAACTAAAATAAATGCCTTAAATTCGGCTCTTGAAAAATCAATTGATGCTTATGCTGAAACTGTTACAAAAATAAGCAATTATAGACTTGCAATGGAAAGCAGCACAATTACAGCAAAGGGTAAAGAAAATGTTTTAAAAGCGTTAAATAAAGAATTAGAAAAAGAAGGAATACATTTTAACGATATATCAGAAGCACAAGAATGGCTTATAAATAATTCTCCTGAATATATTATAACACTCCAAAAACAGGCAATAGCAACAGCAATGTTTGCGGTACAAACGGAACTTTTAAAAGATTCACTAAAAAAATTAAAATCAGGATTTATTGATTTAGAGGAAATTACATGGGGGGAATTGGCGGGAAATATATTTGGTGCTGATAATTCAAGCCTTAGACTTTTTCAAATTGAAATTAATTCAACATTAAGATCAATGGAATATTTCAGGAAGGGTGGATTAGATTATGAAACTTCTGTTCAAAAAGCATTGGATTTAATGAAAAAGAAAGGAAAAGGAGATGAAACATACGTCTGGGAACAAATAGCAAAATATGTAGAAAGGGCAGTAGAAGAAAGCGGAGACTTTTATGGTGTAATGCAAAAATTATACGATATGCCCCTCGAAGAATTGCCAGCATTTTTACAAGAACAAACAATGCAAAATGTATTAAATGAAAATAAAGATATTTATAAACAATTGCTTGGTTCGCAGGCAGAATATCTAAAGACTTATGATGAAGCTGCAAAAGAAAAATCATCAAAAACGTGGACTAAAAACTTGAAATTTATTACCGAAGACGTTTCAAAATTATACAAAATTTTTGCAGATGAGAGCAAAAAAATTGCTGAAACGTGGAACGAAATGTCGGAAATGGGAATGGATGAAAGCGATTTTTTAGACTACAATTTGTTTCAACAATTATCAGGACAAATTATTGAGGAATTTGAACAATTAAGTTTAAGTGTTCAAACGTTTAGTGGTGAAAATTCTGAATATTTTAATTCTCTTATCCGGGTTAGTGGGCAATATACTAAAACTATAAGTAATATTGAACAACTGACAGGTGTTGAACGCTTGAAAAAACTACAATCTTTGCAAGAAGAGGTTTTAGCTGAATATACAAAAGGGGAAAATGCCTTATTGAAGTTGAAAAAGGACAATAATGAGGAACTGAAAAAACTTCAAGATGAATATGAAAAAACTACAATTGAAGCAGATGCAAGGGCGATTGAAGAAAAAGTTAATCAAATTCAAAAGGAACAAGATAAAATAAATCAATCCTTAACGAATATTGAAAAAACACGTCTCGAACACCAAAAAAATGTAAATGAAATTCAACAATTAGAGAGTGATATTCATATTCAAATTGTTGAACAAGAAATACAACGTGAAAAATTATTAAGAGATAAGAAAAATGCAGAAGAAATTAGAGAATATGAAAAGAAAAATGGAATTTTATCACGTTTATTAGGAACTTATGAAGAAGAAGTAGAGGATATTCTCACAGAACAGCGATTAAAAGAACTTGAAATTGAAAAACAAAAAATATTAGACGCAGTAAGAAATACCGCTTTTAATATTGGATTGGCTGAAACAGAGGAAGAAGAATTATTGGCTATAATCAATGACCCTACAAAAAATGCTGCAGAAAAAACAGCCGCAGAAAATAGACTTGCTATTGTGTCGGCAAATAAAAATGCACTTTTAAATACTGAAAAATCATTACAATATGAACTTATTAAAAACGGGGAAGAAAGTGCAGAGATACAACAAAACCTTATTGAAGAAAGAAATCAAAAAATAGAAGATGGTATTAAAAAACTTTATAGTACGTTAGGAGAAATTGAAAGTGAAATTGACAATTTAATGTCAGCAATAGATGATAGACGACAAGAGGAGTTGGATAGAGAATTAGAGCGGATTGATACATGGAAAGAGGCTCAATTAGATGCTATTGAAAAAACTGCAATGTCTGATGAAGATAGAATAGCAAAAACTTCCGAAGTTGAAAAAATTGCAGCACAAAAAAGCTATGCACTTGAAGTTGAAAAATGGAAATTGGATGTTCAAGCTGCAAAACGAAGAAAAGTTATGGATGCGGCTTCGGCAGCCTCCGCTTATGCGGTTGCAATGGTAAAAGCACTTGAATATGGCACATTAGCACCTATTGTTATGGCTTTGTTATCAGCAGTTTTTACGGCACAAATGGCTTCAATTATGTCGCAACCATTACCATTAAAACCCGACCCGCCTCAATATGCAGAGGGGACAATGTATCATGGTGGCGGATTGGCAGTTGTTGGTGATGGTGGAAAAAGAGAAGTTGTTGAGGCAAATGGAAAAACATTTTTAACTCCCGATTATGCAACTTTGGTTGATTTACCACGTGGTGCAAAAGTTTATAAAGACTATGAGGACTATATAACGAACAGGTGGGTGCAAAATCAAACGAATGGCGACACTTTTGATAATTTTGGTATAATCGATGCTATTAAGAAAAATAAGTCGTCTATGAGCCTATATTTTGATAGGAATGGAATTTATACTGTTTCAAAAAATGGTATTGATAGAGATACTTATATTTCCAATACTTTAAAACTTAATAAATAATGAATGATAAATATAGAGTTGTTTTAACATTATTTCACACAGGGGCAGGTGCAATCCAACGTTCATATCTTTACACTTGTAAACATGTTGTAGGGGGATTGACAGATTTAGTTTTTAAATTGACTTTTGACAAAGATTATTTTTCTTATTCTTATAGGCACTCAGAAACAACGCTGCAATTTATTAAGGATGATATGCGTGAAATTTTAAATTGTAGCACAGGATACAATCATTATGATAATTTGGGTAATAAGCATCAAGATAAGTCTTATACCGCCTCAAATAAGATAAAAATCCAGATTATTGATAATCATGCAAATGTTGTATTTTGGGAAAGTTATTTAGACACAAACCAACAACGAATTATACCACCATATTTGGAAATTCCATTAATTGAAAATTCTGATATTAAGGAAAAAATTGAACAAGAATTCTCTTATTCGTTACAAGAAATATCAAATTCAGTTTTAGATATTGATACTTCAAATTATGCCGGAAACGATGTAATAGAAAACACTTCTTTATTTGGAACGACTTTTTTTGATAATTCATGGGGATTGGATTTTGGTTTAACACCTGACCAATGGGTTTATCAAGGTGGTGGCAGACAAGCAGCATACCCGATACAATGGCTTTGCGTTCAAGGGGATGGTGATAGTAGAATTTATGCAAGAGGCGAATATTGGGGCGAATTGGGGGGAATACAAACTTTCCAATATAGAGAACAAGCAGTCGGGGGAAGTCCAACGTTTCCAAATAAAAAAGTTGGCGGTTTTACATTATTGGCAAATTATCCAAAAAGAGTAAAATTGACTTTAACTTTTAATCTATATTTGAAAAGAAAAAGATTTTTAGAGATAAATGGAACAAGGATTGGATATAGTCCAAACAACCTTGAATTGAGGATGTCTTTCAAATATTGGAATTTTTTCGCTGACCGAGATGAATTTATTACTTCAATCCCTAAAAGAGCAGAGGGAGAATTTGATGTTTATGAATTAAAAGACTTTGTTTATGAGTATAATGTAATTTGGATTGGAGGTGGAAGTAAGTACAATTACTATGGAGATTTTTACATAAAATTCGGGGAAAAAGTTTATGCAGAGTGGTTTAATTTTAGTTCGGCAATAATTTTTCCGAGTTTTAATTTTTTCATTGAACAAAACCTTGATACTTCAAAGGGTTATTCATTCCGTTGTGATGCAGTTATTGATGCACTTGCAAATTCTTCATTGCACGCAAAGAACAAATTGTCGGGTATTCCTATTTTAGATTATCTTTCTTTTATATCAAACAAAGCGGGTCTAAATGTTTCATATCCAACTTTAACCTCTTATGGATTAAACAATATTCTTTATTCAAGCGAAAACTTATTAAATTTCAGAGATAGGCAAGTTAATGAGGATGGATATTTGGAAATAATTGAAACTTGCAGCTTGAAAGATGTTATAGATTGGCTGAATAATCAATTTTGCCTTTCAATATACATTGATGAAAATAATGATATAATCCTTGCAACAAGAGATAGTTATACCGTACCAACGAGGGAAGCTTTAATTGAAGTTAATAGACTTATTGAAATTAAACCTCAAAAATTCATAAAGACAATAAAAGCAGGAAGTTTAAAGCATGAACTTGATTTAATTTCCGCAAATGAGAGTATGAATACTGAATGCACGTGGCAATTGGATACTGAAATGGATGGGCAAGAATTGGATATATTTTGCAACATTTGTACCGACCCACAATTTATTGATTGGATGTTAATGCAAAAGACTGTTTCTGGGGATAAAAAATGTTTAATTGAAACTACAACTTCGGGGGGAATTACTGAATTAAATGTAGCAGAGCAAACAAGAATTACACTCAATAAAACAAATGAAACAATATCAAACCCTCTACCAAATTTTAGTACCTGGAGAGAAAGAAATTTTGTAAATATATTCCTTTCTCCGCTTGCTCAAATACAAAGGTGGCGTAGATACATAACAACTCCGCCACAAGATTTTAGGTATAAAGTAATAAAATGCGATACAAATTTCATTACTGCAATAAATAGAAATGCAAGAGCGTTACCCTATATGCAAATTTATGCAGATAGCGGACTTCCAATTATTTTCAATAATAGTAATACAATTATTACGGGGTTGCCACGATATATAGAAAAAGTTGGCGTTAAAATAAGAGATTTTGATACAAACGGATATATCTTACCATTAAAGATTAAAGTTCAAACCCCGATTTATACTCAATTTATAAATGCACGAAGAAAAGCGTTAGCACGTTTTACATACAATGGAGAAACATTAATTGGTTATCCAAATGAAGTTGCAACTTATTTTGGCGAACAAGTGCAAGAAATGGAAATTGAATTAATAGAAAGCTCCTCAATTACAAATATTAATGATTTAATCGAATAAAGCTATGATTATTTTTCCAAAATTCAATCCGATAGAATTTCGTTACACTCATTTTGAGGAAAATTACGAAAAAGATTTTACAAACTATAATACTTGTAGAGATAATTTTATAATTGGCGAAAATGAAAAAATTTCTTTTTGTCTATTTGTAAAAAGTGCAATAATGGGAGAATTTAGAGTTTATGTACTTGATGAAAATGGAACGCAAATTGACCACACAGCAACTCATTTAGTTACCGCAGGTAATTTTTATTCAGCGGAAGTGCCAATGATATACGGAATTGGTAAATTTTGGATAAAAATCTTATGGATAGACAATTTAGAGGGTATTGTAAATTATTATTCTGAAAAAATTGTTTGTACCGATAACTTGCAATATACACGCCTATTATCATGGAAAAAAAATGGAAAGTGGTTAGGTTATAATCTTGATGGAATATATAGAACTGTAAATTTTGTCTTTTCAAAAAGATTAGATATTTCAACATACAAAAATAAGTCTTTTGGAATTGATAATATTATTTTTCAAAATGGTTGGGGAAAACACGAAATTGTTGATAGTTATCCAACCCCGCTTTTGAACTTGCATATAGGTTATATTCAAGGACTTAACGAATACACACAAGAATTAATTTCTCTTTTGCGTTCAATGGACTATTTGGCGTTGGATGATGATATACTGCAAATTACAGAAAATACTGAATATGAGTTGATTGATAGCAATGAATTTGATGATAGGCGTGGGGTATTACTTTCAAACCTTTCTCCATACAAAAACGAGTATAATGCAAATTTATTCTATCAACCAAACAGAGAAAGTCTTTTGAATGGTGGCGTTTGGATTTTGCACAGCGGTGTATGGAACGCCAATGGAATTTGGATGAATAATGGTGTTTGGGTTGCTTAACTATTAGGCACAATACTACGAAAGTGCGTTAATTGAACCATTGCAGCTCTGTTTTGCCTTTATATCCCTTCTCCCACACATACCAACCATAAGCAACAGCACTTCCACCACCTTCAATCATTTTGTCAAACTCTGCATTTTTAGCACAAAGCAACCGAGAAGCGGAAACATAAATTACTTTTGGAGGGTATTTAATAAATAGATTTTTTCTTGCCTTACCTTCCATAAATTGTAGTTTAAGAAACATCGCCACCTTTTTACCTTCGGGTATTATTTGCAGTGCTTTTTCTACAAACTCCTTTCCAAATTTGTAAGGTGGGTTTGTAATTATATCTCCATCCCATTCAGTTTGTGAGATTAAAAAATCTATTCCATTTTCGCCAAATCCTCTATCAACTAAATCTGTGCTTTTTACATTATACCCAGCACTTTCAAATACTTTACTCAAACTACCATCTCCACAAGCACATTCCCAAATGTTAGGCGAAAATGTTTCTAATTCCAAAAGTAATTTAGCTGCTTTTGGTTCGGTTGCGTAAAAATCTTCATTTTGTCGTTCTTTGTCTGTGTGGTTACTTGCCCCAAGCGTTTTATAAATGCTGTTGCTATTTCCTGTCCAATCTGCCATATAATTTATTTTTAAGTTATTACTAATTAAACCGTACTGTGCCTAACACCGTGTATAAGCAATGGCACATAAACGGTGTGCTAATTTAAAAGTGTGTACAAGTTCCACTGCTCATACACCATACGTTAGATTGCTATTTTTATTGTAAATTCAAGTATATCAAGAAGTTCAGCTACTTGTAATTTTTTCGCATCCCTCCTTGTTGGACTACATTTCCCCGAAGAATTGTTGAATAAAGTCGTTTCCTTTTTCTTAAATCCCGCCAAAAGTTTAAGATTGTAAACATCATAGGGATTATTTTTTATCCACGCATTATATTTTCTTCGGGCAATCATTCCCAATGCACAATCAACAATGGGCATTAACTTTGTTTTGTTCTTTTCCTCAAAATTATTGGGATTTCTTGCAACTTTTTTATAGTCATTTCGGATAATTTCCTGTAAATCTTTCATAACTTTGCTTCTTTCATCCCACTTCAATTCAGAAATTGGGCAAGAATTTACAACCGAAATGATATATTGAACTTCAATTTTTGTTTTCCGGCAATAAACTTTGATTGCAGCCGATAATAACGGAAATTCGGCAACCAACGTTTCTCTTATATCATTTGGTCTTTTATATACATTAAGGTCTGGAGATAGCGAGGTTAAACTCTTTTTTACATCCTCACTATACCTCAAAGCAACTTCAAGTGCCTTTTTTCTCCTTTCAGTATATTCTCCTTTTTTATTTTGGATAGACGAATAAGCTGCCATCTTTAAAAATTTTCATTATTGGTTTAAATCTCTCCGAATTGAATTTGTCTGCCACACAAAAATTATAGTCAGTACAAGAATACACTATAACATCCACTTGCTTGTCTATTGCATAGTTAGTTGCGAGGCGTTTTATTTGAGATAATGTGATACCTCTTCTTCTACTACAAGCCATAATTTATAATTTTAAATAAATAAGACTGAATATCCCAGCTACTATCAAAATATGAGCAATAATCAATAAAATAGTGTTTTTCCATTCAATCTTTGTTCTTTCTTGTTCTTTCATTATAATTTAATCTTTTAATACGTCAGATAATACAGCCATAATTGAAGTTAAATCTTCTTTATATTCCGGGTAAATATCTTTAATATCAAAATATTGTCTATAAAAATATCGAGGTTGGCAATGATTGGCATAACCTAAATACTCTCCAATCCTTTGAAACGTAAAACCATAACCATAACTTATTACGATAAACATCATTCGTGCCTTAATATACAACGACTCTTGGCTTCTTCCTCTCAAACCTATAAAATAAAAGTTATTTACTGCATTTTCAATCTCCCGAAACAAATTGTCCTCAACTCTTTTTTTTTCTATTTGAATATTATACATTGAAGTTTTTTTTGCAAATATAAAAAAAATTCTAACATTCAATATTTTTTACAAAAAAAACAAAAAATTTTTTGGGCAAAATATGAACGATTTTCACGTTAAAAAGACAAAGAAAAGCAACTTATTTTACTTTTACGCCCAAATGAAAAACTATCGGGGAGTATTGATGGGATTAACAGAAAGATTATTTGACAGTCACACTAATAAAATTCTATTTGTTGAAAAAAACGAATTTGGAAACATTGTCTTTAACGGCGAAATTATTTATTATTAATTGAAATATGACTGAAATTATAATTTACGCAATATTAACAATTTTATTCTTAACAACAACAATTAAAATATAAAATCATGGAAACACAAATTTTTAAGTCATACGAAGACTTTTTAAAAAGGGAAAATAAAAAAGAAAATGGTGTAAGTGAAGCTTTTGCATACGAAAATCCAGACTTTGAAGAACAAAACAAAACAAATACCGGTTGTTGGAATTGTTATAATTGCAATAATTGTAACTTTTGCGACTTTTGCAACTATTGTACATCGTGCGGACATTGCAACTTGTGTAGCTCTTGTGGACATTGCTACTCGTGTACAGAGTGCATATCGTGCGGCTTTTGTGAATTGTGCGACTTTTGCACCTTGTGCAAATTTTGTTCCTTTTGCACAGCGTGCACCTCGTGCGACTTTTGCAACTCGTGCGAATCTTTAATTAATCAATAAACAATTAAAGAAAAAAAGAAGAATTAGTCGACTTTATCGAAGACTGCGAAGCTCGAATAAAAGCCCTTCAAAACATCAAAATTTAAACACCACTTTTTAAATAATCAAAATTATGGAAATAGCAATCTTCATAACAGTAAACGCCGTTTGCATCGTCATCGGCTATTTATTAGACAAGAAAATTTAACAATAATTATTCAACAAATTAACATCAAAAAAAAAATTATGAAAACAATTAATGAATATGAAAAAAAAGCAATTGACTTTTTAACAAACACAAATGTTACAATAAAAATAAAATTTTTAAAATATGACTTTTATTTTCAGGAAGATAAAGAAGAAAGAGATATTTACAAAATAACCTTGAAAAGAGAAAAACAAAAAAATTATTCTTTTACTTTCGGCCAATCAATTTTTAATACAAAAAAAAGAATAGAGCCAACCGCTTATGACATTTTATCTTGTCTAACTAAATGCGACGTCGGCACATTTGATGACTTTATTAACGAATTTGGATTTAAACCCTCTTCAATTGCCGAATGGGAAAAAATAAAGAAACTTTATAAAGCCGTAAAAAAAGAATTTACGATGGTCAAAAATCTTTGGAGCGATGAAGAAATTGAAGAATTATCAGAAATATATTAAAAAAAATATCAACCAATAAAACATAAGCACTCGAAAGGGTGCTTTTTTTATGCCCTTTAACAACTTCTTTTTAAAACCAATGTACAATACCAAACCGAAAAAATAATGCCTTAAATCGTCTCTAAATCGTTTATAATTATTTTATTTAAACGACTTTTGAAGTCGTTTTTTTTGTCCGCTCAGCGAAAATTTTACAAAAATTTCACTTTTTGAAAAAATAGTGTAACTTCAATTTGTCTCATATGTAACAATTTCTATTTAACATAATGCTAATTATAAGACACAATTTACAGCACTCGACTGTTAATGAACGTTAAAAAAATGCTTTAAAAACCGGCGAGGGAGGGCTAAACGACCACCCCCCCCGTATAATAAAAAAAATCCAATAGATTGATTAAGAGAGAGTTAGGGTTATTATAGGGATTAACTTTAATTGATTTTTAATTTTTTTGGATTTTCATACTTCAATTTTTGTCGAAATAATGGCAGGAAAAGGATAAAAATTTAGTTGTGTTACTTATGGCAATAAAAGTGTTACTAACGTGATACCGGTTTTTGTGAGTTTTGTAGGAGGAAATGGAAAAAGAGAAAAAAGGTAGCACTCTCTGGAATGTTACCTAAAAATAATTAAAAGTGAAAAATTTTAACAAATGAATATTAATATAATATATTGATTTATATATCTTTATATTAAATATATAAAATATATAGAATATATATATAATTATAAATATAAAGAAGTAACATAAAGAAGTACTGTTCGGTAAAAGAGAACAATGTAAATTGTAGTAAAAACGAACGTGGCGAAAACGTGAAAAACGGATGCTCAAAAATAACTATTTCAAAAACACGTGTTTTTTACGACCTGACCACTTTTTTATGCTACCTATGCTACCTTTTGGATAAAACGCTAATACACAATTAATTATAGCCGTTTGTTAAAGTGTTACCTTAAGCAAAAGGTAGCACTGCTTTTCGTAACTAATTGATTATCAATAGGCGAGGTAGCACAAAGGTAGCACTTTTTCCCGAAAAAAGCCGTTTTCAAAAGTGGCAAAAAAGGGGGGGTATATTGCAAAAAGTGTTAATAACTCCAATGAAAAAAGGCTTAAATTGTAGTTTAAATGATTGAGCATTAATAAAATAAGTGTCTAATTTAGAATTTGTCTAAATTAACATTTATTAACATTTTAAAAAATCAACCTCGAAATAATTATTTATTTTTTGAAAATGATTTTTTTTGAAAATAATTTAATTGAAGTTCAAGTAGTTATAATAAAAATTACTTATTTTTAGTTTTTTTTAAAAAAAAAAGTGATTTTTATATGAAATAAATAATTATTTTTGCCGCATGTTGAAAAGTTTAACCAAAAAACATAAATTATGAAAACAAAACTGAATATAATCAATTTGAGTAGTAAATCCTTTCGTTATGAGAACGAATGGATTGCACCGAAGTATCAGATTGTAGGTAATGAAGAATATTTTCAAATTTCAGCAGGAGAAGAATTAAAATTTTTTAATAATAAATTCCATCATATTTTATCTTCATTCTTTGTTTTAGCACGAAAATTAGCAAAATATAGAGAAAATCCAACTTATTTTATTTTTGATAATACAACAGACGTTATATTAAAAACAGAAATTATAAATAGATTTATTTACAATTATTCAAAATTTCTTTATATTGAAGCTGAAACAAATGAAATTTTCGGAAGAGTTTGGCATAAAGAAAAACAAGAATGGATTATAGAAAAAATTGGAGACTATAAAGAAAAATATTTTTTGGAATTAACATAAAACCAAATGCAGTGCTTGCGTATAACGGTTGGGTGCTTTACGAAGAAGCAAAATAATGAAAATGAATTATCAATTAACACTAAAACTTCAATAGAATGAAAGACTTTAAATTACAAATGAAACGGCTTTTTTGTAAAGCACTTGTTATATGCCGTTTAAAAAAACAAGGCAAATTTTTCTATGAACCATTTGTTTACGTTTATTCAGATGGTAGAACTTGCTTAGATGGCATGACATCAACTGTAAGATTCTTAGAAAAATTTAGTGTGGCGGCATTTATTGAAGAAGATGCAGATGAAGATGCCCGGAAGATTGTAAATGAAAAATATCCTGATTGGAAAGGACATGTGCGTTTTTTTTAAATTGCAGATAACACGGTTTTCTGCTATGCCCAGTTGGGCAATTTGAAACACAAATTTATAAACTTTAAAGGTTGCCACTAACAAACAAATAATATTAACAAACAAAAGATTATGGAAAATATAGATTTATTTGGGAATAAGATTATAGAGGATGTGCTTTTAAGGGATAAATACATCGAGCCACCTTTTACCCGATTGGATGCCGTTGGCGGTAATTGGCAAAAACGAAAAAAAATGTGGCTACAAAGAGGGCTGAAAAGTGAAATAGGACGGAAGGGCGAATTATGTTTAGCTCAAGGTTTAAATAAATATGACCCACGACAAAGCTATACAGGTACGAGTGTATTTGACCCTGTTTTGTGTGAGTTAATGTATAGATGGTTTTTGCCCGATAACGGCACTATTTTAGATCCATTTGCAGGAGGTTCAGTGCGTGGGATTGTGGCGAATTATTTAGGTTATAATTATACAGGCATTGAATTAAGACAAGAACAAGTTGATAGTAATAGAGAACAGGCTTTGGATATATTACCAATAAATAAACAACCTCAATGGTACTGCGGGGATAGTAATATCGTTTTAAATGATACCTTTAATACTAAATATGATTTACTTTTTACCTGCCCTCCTTATATGGATTTAGAGGTTTATAGCGATTTAAAAGACGATTTGAGCACAATGGACGATGAAAAGTTTATTGATACTTACGAGCAAATAATAACGAAGGCTTGTAAATTGTTAAAAAACAATGCCTATGCTATTTGTGTTGTTGGCGATGTAAGAGATAAAAAAACAGGATATTATAAAGATTTTATTACAATAACGAAAATGGCTTTTTATAAAGCAGGGTTAAAACTTTATAACGAGGCGATTTTATTAGAAAATGGATTAAACACGGCAGCAATGAGAGCAGATAAGCAATTCTCAGCAAGTAAAAAACTTATTAAAGTTCATCAAAATGTGCTAATATTTATAAAGAGTTGAAAAAATCTCTTTATAGGTTAAATTTAATGAACAATGATTTAAAAAACAATTTAAAATAACAATAATTATGGAAAATCAAAAATCAATCAATGAAATAATTGAGGATATTCAAGAAGTTCATTTAAAATCTGGCGGAAGATTTTTAAGACAAGCAGAAATTAAGGAAATGAAAGTCGGAGAATTATTATTTTCTTTAATTCCGAATGGAGTATCTGTAAAATTTGAACAAGCAGAAATTAAACGAAAATATAAAGCAAGAAGAAGCATATTTTTTGAAAGAGATTATTTTATTTCGGAAGATGAAAATACTGTTACTTATAAGGAAACAAACCTAAAATTTATGTTTATACAAAACGAAGCAGGTTGTGATTTATGTGATATTCGTATAAGTGAGAATAGAAAGTGTAAACTTCCTTGCACAAAAGAAGAAAGAATAGATAGAAAAGATGGTATTTATAAGATAAAAATATAATAAAACAACAATAATTATGGAAGCAAGATTTAGTTTTTTTAAGAAGCCGATAGGCGTTACAGATAAAAAACCAGAAAAATCAACAACATTAGTTGAGGTTTATAATCTAATCAAAGGAGAAACCTACGAAGTATTAACCGAACATTTGAGGGAATTAACCGGAAAAAAAGAAATTGGGGATTTTAAAAGAAACAATTTAGACTTTATTACATTTTCCGGAACGTTCAAAACGAGGTTTGCCGACCAACTTATCAAACATTCAAATTTAATTTGTATTGATTTTGACCATATTGAAGACATTGATTGGTTGTGGGATAAATTGCTTATTGATGAATTTTTTGAAACTTCATTGATGTTCCGAAGTCCAAGCGGACAAGGAATAAAATGGGTTGTTGAAATAGATACAGAAGAAGCCACCCATTTGGATTGGTTTTTAGGTATTGAAGCATATATCAAAAAAGTTTACGGAATTAATATTGATAAAAGCGGAAAAGATGTTTGCCGAGCTTGTTTTCTTTGCCACGATAAAAATGCTTATATAAACCCCAAATTATTAACTAAATGAAAAGAAAAAAATTCAATCCAAAAGAGTGGATAGAAGAACAGAATAGACCACTAAAAACAGAACCAATAAGTTATGAAAATGTACCGAACGACTTTCCTGCAACTCTTTATGAAATTGAAAGATTAGGGATTGATATTGCACCAGATTACAATGATTGGGTCAATTTAGGATTTGCATTGGTAGATAATTTTGGGGAATTTGGGAGAGATTATTTTCACAGGATAAGCCAATTTCATAGTGATTATGACCCGAAAGCAACCGATAGACAATATACAAAATGTTTGGCATCAAATGGGAAAGGCATTACGATTAAGACTTTTTTTCAGTTATCAAAGTCGGCAGGAATTGATTTGGTTGGGATTTCAAGAAAAAGGTTGCAAGATACTCAAAATTTAATCATTGAAGTTAATGATTTTACAGTTAAGGAGAAAAAGGAAAAGGAAAGTAAGAAGCCAATCCAACCAAAAACTTTAAAAGAAGAAGCCGAAATAAAGTCAAAAATTGAAAAGTTGGATAATGAGTATTATAAACAACTTACAAATATGTACTCACCCGATGAATTGATGCAACTTATTCCGACAGATTACAAGGTTGTGTTCGGGAAAAAACTTACAATTTTTGATAATGAAAAGCGTGAAGTCTTTTTGAATAACATTTTGAGCAAAGAAGAATTGATTAGGCAATGTTGTTTGAAGCATATTCCGTTATTGGAGGATGTTTTGAACGACCGGTATAGTTTTAATTTTACTTTTGAGGAATTACAAGAATGGATTATAGATTTTAAGCCGCAGACTATTTTCAGAGGATTTTATTATGATAAAACAGAGCACAGATTTGTTTCAATTTATGGCAATGAATATTATTGCATTGAAAATGAAATAGTTGAACGAATAAAAAATCTCCATTCCTCTTGTATGAATATCCAAAAGAGAGATTTTAAACTTATCTCAAAAAACATTTCAGATATTGCGGATAAATTATTGAAAACTCTTTACATGACAAAGGATGTTGAATTTTTGGATGTAAGGGTTGGAATTTATGACAAAATACTCAATGAAAGACCGAAAGATGAATATACAGGAAATTATTTTTATACATTTTTCCACGAATTGTATAATTGTACCGATGCAGATATTGATAGTTTGATAATCTTTATTGCAGCGACACAAAGAGTTCACTTCTTCGGGGATGTAAAAAGTTATTATTGTTTATTACTAACAGGGGATAGCGGAATTGGTAAGGATAGTTTTTTCCCAAGCGTTTGTTGTGGGGTTGATTATATGAGCGAGGATGCAAATTCCGTTTTGTATAAGGGAAGTCTTTATGGTGCAACAAATTTCACAACAATTGATGAAAAACAAGCGAATAAATTGTTTTATAATTGGATTTCAGATAATATTGAAGCTGCAAACGTGGTAAACAAGCTGGATATTATCAACAATCCTTTCTTTAAAATTGAAAGAAAAGGCTTAAATAATAATTCAGTTGTAAAAAGATTTAATACTGTAATAACCGCCAATTTTAAGGATGTGATTTTTGGAAAGCAATATGACCAAAACGCAATTATAGGTCGTTTTCTTTTTGCCCATTTTGAGTACAAAAGCGGATGGAAACGCCCAGATTACATTGAATTTTTTATAAAAAATCAAGAAAAACTACAAGAATTTTATAAAAATTTCTTTTGTTGGATATGGTATAATATGGCAACCGTTCCAGATACACTGGAGAAAGTCAAAAAGATGAAAATTGCTGAACAACAAGAAAAGGTTATGAATGCAATTTATAAAAGTGAAGAAGATTTTCAAATTTATGAGATTTGGCAAGAATATTACAACTATAATCATTTGCCAAATGCCCCGAATATCCTTAATTACAAAGGAGAAGATTGGGTTGTTATTGCAGATATTGACACTTTGAGACAAAAGTTTGCTACATTACGTTATACTCCAAGTGCAAAGAAAATTGCAAAAACTTTGAGCGTTTTTTATGGAAGTGAAAATGTTTTATACCAACAACAAATAAAACAATACGGACAAAATACAAGAGTAACATTAATGGTTAAGAAAGGGTTAAACAATGACAGATAATTTAAAATTTGAATTTGAACAACTACCGAAAGAAATACAAAAGGCAACAATTGAAGTTTTTAAAAAGCGTTGGGGAGGAAATAAGCGAAGTTTTTTGAAATACCTTAATGGATTTGAAAAGGATGGAGAAATTTATCTTTGGTTGTGTTGGCAAATTTTTGCAGTAAAAAAGATTTGGGAAAGTCAGAGCCATTTTAAGTTAGATGATTTTGATGATGAAGAAGAAGATATGGAATTTGAAAATTAATTTAAAAAAAAAAAAATTATGGAAACAAAAACATTTAAAGTATTAAAATTCGGGAGAATTTATGTTGATGAAAATCTATTATCAAAAGGAATTTATGAAACAAATAGACCTTATATACGAAGTGAAGATGCAACGATTGAAAATATTATAATCACAACGAGAGTTGCTTTAAAATTCTTAAATCCATTATGCGATTTATCTTCTTATATTGAAAACATAAGACAATGCGAACTTGTAGAAGTTGAATTAGTTGAAAAAACTACGAAAAAAGAACAGTAAAAAATGAATTAAATAAAAAATAAACAGCAAGTAATTGAAAATCAAGTAGAAAAAATTTAAAAAAAAGGAGATTATGTTATGAAAAATAATTATATTTGTAAATCAAAAACAATGGAGATGAACATTAAAGAAGCAAAGAAAAAACATCAAATTGTTCCAAAATCAGAAATTGCAATGGCAAAAAAGCGAGGTTTAAGCGAGGTTATTGGAAGTATTTATGCTATTCCAATTACAAAAGAAGTATTATCGTTGCCTCAAAGCAGATTAACAACGCAAAATTGCATTATTAATGATTTTGCTGCCGAAACACAAGCGTTCATATTTGAGAATGATGGAATTTTTATTGAGTTCAAAAAACTTCGCAAAATGGTTATTAGGAGATTGCGGATTGAAAAAGTAAAACTTGAAGAAGAAATTATTAAAAATGAAGAAAATGAAAAATAGAGCAAATTTAATTTACAAAATCCTTATGTGGTTTTTTTGGACTGTTTTGGTAATAATGATTACTGTTTGTTTTTGTGATGTTGCAAAAGCAGTAAGGCAAAGTAATGGAAGTGGTGTAAATTACGAATACAACTATTAAACCATGAGAATTAAAGTATTAGGAACTGGAAGTAGTGGTAATGGATATGTAATTACAGATAGTGATGGAGAAAGTCTTATAGTTGAGGCAGGTGTTCAATTAAAAGTTGTTTTGGCTAATTGCGAAAATCCTATTGGTTTTATTTATAGCCACGACCACAAAGACCATTGCGAGTATAGAGATAAGTACGAGAAAGCAATACCATTTTTTGATATTCAACCGAATTATACAAGGAATATTATTGGCAACTATAATGTTATAGGTTTTCCTGTATTGCACAATGTAGAAAATAAGGGTTTTATAATTGCAAATAGAGTTGAACATAAAACATTATTCTTTGCAACCGATCTTATCTATAACTCTATGACAAAGGTATATTACCAAAATCTATTCTTTGCGTTAAAAAACATTGACATTGATTTATTCTGTGTTGAGAGTAGCTATAATGAATATGAATATAAGTGTGCAATGCAAGGAGATAGTGATGTTTTTGGCGTTCAAAATCATTTGTCAAATTATGAGTGTGCAAGGTTTCTTTCGCACTTATGCGATAGAAATAAAGTGCAAAATATACTTTTAATTCACGGAAGTAATCGGATAGGGCGTTCAATTAAAGGAAAAAAAGACCCGATTTTAAGACTTATACCAAAAGCAAAAATTACCATAGCAAATTATGGTACTGAAATAATTTATTAACAATAAACAACACAAAATGAAAAAGTTCAAATTAACAGAAGAAACGAAAGTAGCTCCAAACGGCGAAACACTTTACAGGATTGAGGCTTTACGTGACTTTACCTTAATTAATGGAAAAGAGGTTAAAGTAGGCGACAAGGGGGGATGGGTCAACAGCGAGGAACGATTGTCACACGACGGGAAGTGTTGGATTTATGAGGAATGTATGATGTATGAGAAATCATACAGATGCGACAATTCTATCGGTTTCGGAAACAGTCAG